TGCCATTTAGGTTCCCTTTATTTCTTAGTATTACTAATCCCCACGAACAAATCGTAATTCTCCAAAATACGGTTGTTTATACTCCCCACAGGAAGACCCCCCACCCTAAAAATATAAGTACCTAGCAAAAAATTTTTTTTGTGTTATATTTCGCGAATCGGCTACCCGCCAGCGACAGACTATATGACCCTACACTTAGAACCAGAGGTTGGTGTTCCCCTTTCTAACGATTCTGATGAGGATCTTCAAGCGCGTGTAGCAGCTGCAAGTAACACCGCAGAAGAATTGGCAAACCACGGGGTAGATTTAGAGCCAACTAAGGAAGATAAAGAGGCTGCGGCTAGATTAGCCACCGCTTACGCTGATAACCCCGAAAAAACGTCTAAGAAAGCTTCCCCAAAGAACATAGCCAAACTAACCCCTGCGTCACTACTGCTGACAAACAGCATTCTTCGGGAGTTTGGTAGCTCAGTAGTGGAAAGTGCGGTGCAGATTCGGCATTTGGTCACGAACAAGCTCTTAATAGAGTCTGAGAATGCAGATCCGCGCATTCGTATACGTGCGTTAGAGCTATTAGGCAAGATTTCAGACGTAGGCTTGTTCGCAGAGAAGTCAGAAGTTACAATAACGCATCAGTCCACTGATGATTTACGTGCAAACCTACGCTCTAAACTAGAAAAGCTAGTTACCCCCGAAGACGATATTGAAGATGCTGTCCTTATTGACGGGGAACCGTTAGATGTAGACGCTGAGTTAAGTCTTTTAGAAGACGACTACGATGATTGAGGCGGAATTTATCTTTACCGAGGAAGAAATCCAGCAAATGTTGGATAACCTTGATAATTTTTCCACCGATGAGGTTGTAGAGATCAACAGACTGGTTGATGAGCTAGCCGAACGTAAAGTTAACCAAGCAGCGTACGATGATCTTATAGAATTCTGCAAGCGAATGCAGTCTGACTTCATTGTAGGCAAACACCACCGCATTTTAGCCGACATGCTCATGGCTATCGAGCGCGGAGAAAAAGACCGTATATGCGTAAACATCCCTCCACGGCACGGCAAGTCGAATTTAGTTTCGATTATGTACCCTGCGTGGTTTTTAGGGAGGAATCCGAACAAGAAAGTAATGATGGTGTCCCACACCACCGACTTAGCGGTAGATTTTGGTCGAAAAGTGCGGAACTTAATTGCTACAGAGGGCTACGCCACGATATTCCCCACAGTAAAGCTAGCAGTAGACTCCAAGTCAGCAGGACGGTGGAATACAAACTCCGGTGGCGAGTACTACGCTTGTGGTATTGGCTCGTCAATCGCAGGACGAGGCGCGGACTTGCTTTTAGTGGACGACCCACACTCTGAACAAGATGTTATTAACGGTAACTTTGAAGTTTTTGCTAAAGCGTACGATTGGTTTACGTTTGGCGCACGAACTCGCTTAATGCCGGGGGGCAGAGTAGCAATTATACAGACTCGCTGGCACATGGACGACCTGACTGGGCGTGTGACTAAAGATATGAGTAATAACGAGCGGGCAGACCAGTACGAACTCATTGAATTTCCAGCCATTTTAGAAATATTAGACGAAGAAGCGAACGAGATTGTTGAAAAGCCTCTGTGGCCTGAGTTCTTTGACTTAGAGGCGTTACTACGTACCAAGGCATCTATGCCTACGTTTCAGTGGAACGCGCAGTACCAACAAGAACCTACCGCAGAAGAAGCCGCACTTATTAAACGAGATTGGTGGCAGGTGTGGGAGTTAGAAGAACCTCCCGAGTGTGAGTATATAATCATGTCGTTGGACGCAGCCGCTGAAACTCATAACCGCGCTGACTATACGGCGTTGACTACGTGGGGAGTGTTTCTTAACGAAGAAGCAGGGGCGTACCACATCATCCTGCTGAACAGTATTAAGCAGCGTATGGAGTTTCCAGAGCTTAAAGACATGGCTATGGAAGAATACGCCGAGTGGGAACCCGATTCGTTTATTGTAGAGAAAAAGAGCGCAGGTACAGCGTTATACCAAGAAATGAGACGTATGGGGCTACCTGTGTCAGAATACACCCCTCACAGGGGGTCAGGTGATAAACTAGCGCGTTTAAACTCAGTAGCTGATATTGTAGCAAGCGGTATATGCTGGGTTCCTGATACGCGGTGGGCGGAAGAAGTAGTCGAAGAAATTGCCGGGTTCCCTTTTATGAGTCACGATGACTTAGTTGACTCCACGGTTATGGCACTTATGCGGTTTAGGCAGGGTGGGTTCATACGATTACCTACAGACGAACCCGAAGAACAAAAGTTTTTTAAGCGGCGCGGGAACGGATACTACTAGAGATATATTATGGCTATTGAGAAAGGACTATACGCAGCCCCGCAGGGCATAGACGATGAGCTTATGGAAGGCGAGGACGCTGACCTTGAGATAGAGATCGTCAACCCAGACATGGTGACACTAGACGACGGTAGTGTGGAGATCACTTTAATTCCCGGTGGGGATGAGTCTGACCTTATAGAGTTTGACGACAACATAGCTGAAGCTCTCGAAGAGTCTGACCTTAGCGAGTTAGCAGATGAGCTTGTTACGCTTATTGATGCCGATATACAAAGCCGTAAAGATTGGGCGGATACGTACGTTAAGGGTCTAGATGTTCTAGGCTTTCACTACGAAGAACGTACAGAACCGTGGGAGGGGGCGTGTGGTGTGTACTCTACAGTACTTGCCGAAGCTGCTATCCGGTTCCAAGCAGAAACCATGTCAGAGACGTTCCCAGCCGCAGGGCCAGTAAGAGTTAAAGTCCTTGGGGAAGAAACAAAAGACAAGGAAGAAGCCTCACAGCGCGTAAAAGCGGATATGAACTATGAGCTTACTGAGCGCATGGTGGAGTACCGCCCAGAGCATGAACGTCTGTTATACAGCCTAGGATTGGCTGGTAGCGCGTTTAAGAAAGTTTATTTTGATCCAAACATAGGTAGGCAGGTAGCGTTATATATCCCCGCCGAAGACGTAGTAGTACCTTACGGCGCTTCTAATATAGAGAGCGCAGAACGTGTTACGCACATAATGCGTAGGACTAAAAACGAATTAAAGAAGTTACAGGCAGTGGGGTTCTATAGGGATGTAGACCTTGGTGACCCACAGCCGTACCACACAGACATCGAAGAGCGAAAGGCTGAAGAGGGTGGGTACTCTATTACTGACGACAACCGCTACGCTGTGTACGAGGTACATGCGGATCTGGTTATTGAAGGTGTAGATGAAGAAGACGGAGACGAAGAGCAGCAGATAGCCAAGCCTTATGTTGTGACTATTGAGCGGGGCACGCAGGAGATTCTTGCAATCCGCCGTAACTGGAATGAAGAAGACGAACTGATGTTAAAGCGTCAGCACTTCGTACACTACGTCTACGTACCCGGATTTGGGTTCTACGGCCTTGGGCTGATCCACATCATCGGTGGGTATGCTAAAGCAGGTACTTCTATTATACGGCAGTTGGTAGACGCAGGTACTTTATCCAACCTACCGGGCGGGTTAAAAGCTCGTGGGTTACGTATAAAAGGTGATGACACCCCGATTGAGCCGGGTGAGTGGAAAGACGTGGACGTGCCATCAGGTAGTATCCGCGACAACATCATGCCACTTCCTTATAAAGAACCTAGCCAGACACTACTGGCACTACTTAATCAGATTACAACTGAAGGCCGCCGTCTAGGCGCTATCAGTGACATGAACATCTCTGACATGTCGGCTAATGCTCCTGTGGGCACTACGTTGGCGCTGTTAGAGCGTACGTTGAAGCCTATGGCTGCTGTACAGGCCCGTGTTCATTACGCTATGAAGCAGGAATTTAAACTCCTTAAAGCGTTAATGGCAGAGTATGCCCCAGCAGAGTACTCGTATGAGCCGCTCCGTGGTGAGCAGACAGCCCGTAAATCTGATTACATGATGGTGGATGTAATCCCTGTCAGTGATCCTAATAGCTCTACAATGGCCCAGCGCGTTGTGCAGTACCAAGCGGTGTTGCAGATGTCGCAACAAGCTCCGCAGATATACAACCTACCGCAGCTACATAGGCAGATGATAGAGGTACTGGGCGTTAAGAATGCGGACAAACTTATCCCAGTAGAGACTGACATAGCGCCAGTTGATCCAGTGAGTGAGAACATGGCTGTGTTAACTAATAAACCGCTAAAAGCGTTTATCTACCAAGACCATGCAGCGCACATAGCCGCACACCAAGCGTTCATACAAGACCCTGTAATTATGCAAATGATTGGGCAGAACCCCCAAGCGAAGCAGATCATGGCTGCGCTACAAGCGCACATAGCAGAGCACACAGGGTTCTTATACCGCAAACAGGTTGAAGAGAAGTTAGGTGTAGCCCTCCCAGCGCCGGGTAAAGAGCTACCGGAAGAGGTAGAAGTAGAGTTATCGAGAGTGATAGCACGCGCTGCTACTGAACTTAATCAACAGCATCAGAAAGAACAGGCGCAAAAACAGGCGCAGCAAAAAGCGCAAGATCCAGTCATGCAAATGCAGCAAGCGGATATGCAGTTGAAACAGCAGGAACTACAGCGCAAAACTCAGAAAGACCAAGCAGACATGCAGATCAAGCAGCAAGAGCTACAGTTAAAAGCTCAAGGAAATATGCAAGACGCGCAGGTAAGTCAGGCTGAGTTACAAATCAAGCAGCAAGAGCTAGAAATAGATGCCCAGAAAGCGGGCGCAAAACTTGCCGCAGACCGTAGGAAAGACACCACGAAGTTGGATCTTGACCTACTTAAAACCATAAAAGATTCTAATAAACCTAGAGGCCAATAATGGCAACAACCGTCTTAGACGTGCTAAAGAACAAAATCGAGGAAGATAAATCCTCTGCACTACAATTTCTAAGTGGTGGTGGAGCTAAAGACTTCGCCATGTACAAAGAAACCACAGGTTTGATTCGAGGTCTCGAAGCCTGTCTGGGATACGTAGAAGACCTCTCGCGAAATTTGGAGTACGGAGATGAGTGAAGCTGTAGACACAGTTGAATCCAACGAAGATGAGTTTGAAGCGCAACTACCTATGCCTGTGGGTTATAGGGTGTTGATCGCTATGCCGGTGGTAGAAGAAGCCTTTGAGGGCACTGACCTACTAAAGTCAGTAACCACTAAGAATCACGAGCAAGTCATGTCTATTATAGGACTTGTGCTAGATATGGGCGAACAAGCCTATAGTGATCCAGATAGGTTTCCTAATGGGCCGTGGTGTAAGCAAGGGGACTACGTAATGTTCCGTGCTAATACTGGTACTAGGTTCACCGTTGAGGGTTCTGAGTATCGTCTAATGAACGATGACTCTATTGAAGCTGTTGTAGCTGACCCCCGTGGCATTCAAAGAGCATAAGGAGTAAACCATGCCGTTTCAAAAAGTTGAATTTTCGTTTCCAGATGAAGAGAGTGAAGTCCCTGACGTAGAAGTGGAGGATTCCGGTGCAGTTGAAATTGATATATCTGGTAAAAAGGACGCAGACGACTATGCAGATACTCCTGTCGAATCTGAAACGTCGGGTACAGAGCAGGAAGAAGAGCTTGATATTGAAGTTGTCGATGACACGCCACAGGCTGATCGCAACCGCAAGCCATCTGAGCCACCGGCTGAAGTCACGGACGAGGAGTTGGAAACCTATTCCGAAAAAGTCAGACAACGAATTAAACACTTTAGCAAAGGCTACCACGACGAACGTAGAGCAAAAGAACAAGCCTTACGAGAAAGACAAGAGTTAGAGCGTGTAGCACAAAATCTAGTTGACGAGAATAAGGAGCTAAAAGGCAACGTCAACAAGAATCAAACTGCGTTATTAGAGCAGGCTAAGAAAAATGCAGATGCTGAACTTGGTGAAGCAAAACGTCTATATAAAGACGCTTACGAAGCAGGTGATGCAGATAAAGTTGTAGATGCACAAGAAAGCATAACTAACGCTAAGATTAAAGCCGATAAGTTAAACAACTTTAAATTACAGCCTTTACAGGAAGAAGAAACTCCTGTACAAAACAATCAAGAGTACGTGGAACCTGCTGTCCAGCTAGATGAAAGGGCAGAAAAGTGGGCATCAGACAACACTTGGTTCCAACAAGACGACGAGATGACAGCCTACGCTATTGGCTTACATCAAAAACTGATAAAAAACGGGGTTAACCCGCAAAGTGATGAATACTACGAGACTATTGATGCTCGTATGCGAAAATTATTCCCCGAAGAATTCGAGGATGTAACAGTCGAGGAACCGAAGTCTAAGCGACAGTCGAATGTGGTTGCCCCCGCTACGCGGAGCACAGCACCTAAAAAGGTCAAACTAACGCAAACACAGGTAGCTATCGCAAAGAAACTTGGAGTTCCACTCGAAGAATACGCCAAACAGGTTGCAATAGAGATGAGGAATAGATAATGGCTGAAAATAGAATCAAGCGTGATCACGAAACGCGCGACACTTCTACTCGCAAAAAACATTGGAAAAGAGCAGAGGTATTGCCTTCTCCTGATGCACAAGCTGGGTATGAGTTTCGTTGGGTACGTGTGAGTACGCAAGGTCAAATTGACGCTACTAATGTATCTTCAAAATTACGTGAGGGTTGGGAGCCGGTTAAAGCCGTGGATCATCCAGAAATAACTATGGTTAATGTAGAGAACGAACGCTTTGCAGAAAACGTGGTAATGGGTGGCCTTATGCTTTGTAAAGCTCCAAAAGAGATGGTCGAAGAGCGAACCGAATATTACGACGCTCAAACTCAGTCTCAGATGCAATCTGTAGATAACAACCTCATGCGCGAAAACGACCCCCGTATGCCTATGTTTAACGAGCGTAAAACGAGCGTATCGTTTGGCAAAGGTAAATAAATTATAATGTTAAGAGGTTAGCATGGCTTATCCAACTATTGATGCCCCTTACGGGCTAAAGCCAGTCAATCTAATTGGCGGGCAAAAGTACGTCGGGTCTACCCGGCAGTACAAAATCCTCAACAATTATGCCACCGGAATCTTTAATGGAGATTTAGTAGCACTTGTTAGAGGTAACTTGGAACGTATAGCAGTAACTACTGGTACAGTTGGCACCGTTGTCGGCGTATTTGTAGGTTGCAGGTATACAGACCCAAATACTAAGCAACTTACATTCTCCCAAAATTACCCTGCTAGTACAGCAGCCGGTGATATTGTGGGTATTGTTGCCGATGATCCTGATCTATGTTTTAAAGTAGTAGCTTGCTCTGCAACTACTGTTATTGCTTCCGTTGCACAAGCAATGGTTGGGCAGAACATCGCTATGATTAACACTGTAGGTAACACTACAACTGGTAATTCTAGTAATGCACTCCTGTCTCCCAGTGCTACTCCTGCAACTACAGCGGCTTTACCGCTTCGTATGTTGTCAGTTGTTGAAGACACAGAGAAGTCTTTAGGTACGGCAACGTACTCATCTATCTCTACTGCTACTGTAACTTGTTCGGCTCTGCCACAAGCTCTAGTTGTTGGTACTGATGTAGGTGTTTTAGACAGTAACGGTAACTATGTTGCTTCTGGATCTTTCGTAGACACCGCAGCAGCTGCTGGGGCAACTTCGTTTATCCTAAACCAAGCACCTATCGCTACAATGGCTGGCACTATCGTATTCCGACAGTACCCAGAAGCTATTGTTAAACTCAACTTTGGGCAGCATGAGTACTATGCTAGTACCAGCACAGCGTAATAGGAGTTAAATAATGGCTATTTCACGCGCACAACTACTGAAGGAACTTCTACCGGGGCTTAACGCTCTATTTGGTATGGAGTATGCGAAGTACGGCGAAGA